TCACGATTATACATTGTATAAATCCTTATTATTTAGTTAATTGTTAGGTCCGACATCGGACTAGGAAAATGCTTCATCCCATTCGTCAGGTGTAATGCCTGTCATTAGGAACTCACGTTCATCAGCAGACAAGTTAGGCATGGCATTTTGTATTAAAGCACCTTGCTTCCAATCCAAGTATTGAGACATCGTTACGTTCAACGTCATGGTATGTGACGTAGCTGTCAACATTGAAACATTGCTGACAAGTAATCCGTTTTCAATTTCTTGTATCATCATTTTGTAATTCCTCTGGTTTGTTAATGTCTATATATGTTATATAACACTTTCACTAAAGTATCAAGTGTTTATATAACTATAAGACTATTATTTTATTTAACGTCACGCCAGCCTGTCGATTGACGATGTTCGATTAGATTGTTTTCACTGTCGTATACTTTGTATATACTAGGTCCAACGTCGGACTTAACTTGGCTCCTTGCTTCGTCTATGTAATCCCGCAAAGCCTGTATACGACCTTCACGGGACACAGTTTTTACTTTAGTAACTACGTTATTAGAATTGTGAATTATGTATTTCATACTGAAAGTAACCTCCCAACGCAAAACATTATTATTGCTACATCAATTAGAATAATTGACCATGAAACAAATCGGATCAAGTCATGGTAAGTACCATCAGCCTGACATAAATATTTAACTACGTTTACCATTTAACAATTCCTTTTCTGTGTAGCCATACCTTTATTCTAAAGCCACGTGGAGTTGATACAAACCATAATGGAAAAATAACTTTCATAACAATAACCTTTCAGGTTAAAGTAACAGCCTAAGCTGCTACCTTTGTTTCTTCAGTTTCACTTACAGTGTCTACTGCCATTAGCATCTCAGCAATGTCTAGTAGGTCTATGTTATTTGCTTTGCAAACTGACACTAGATGCTTGAACACCAGTTCTTTAGTGACAACAACCGTAGGTTCTTCAGTAGGTCCGACATCGGACTTAACATCAACTTCGTTGGTTACTTCGTCTGTAGCATCAGCCTTTGGCTTGTTAGCCTTGTTGAACGCTTTCTGCAAAGCAGATAAAGATGTATACCCTTTCTTGCTTTCAGCAATGAGCTTTCTAGCGGCATCTTCGTTTTCCACAAACCACATGGCTTCTGCTCTGCGCTGTTTGGCAATCAAGTGAAGGTGACAGTCTCTCAGTCTTACTGAGGCAATCCTCTCACCGCCTTCAGCTTTCAGCTCAACCATCAATTTTCCAAGACGAGTATCAAAGCCATCAGTCTTCGTAGAAGACATGAACCGTTTATTGTCAGCTTTAGTGAGTACTTCGTACTGTTCAGCTAAGATTTTACCTTCGTCTTCGAGAGTCGAGATATTGTTGATTTGAAGATTTGCCATTTGGTTTGTTCCTATTATCTATATTCTATTTATATGAGAGAATATATATCTCTCGTAAGAACTCGAGATATATTTCTCTTTATAAATGTAAGAATATAGTATAAGTTTGTCAAGTCGGTTCTCATAGCGTGATCCTCTGCGTGGGTCGTTTCCCGTGGGACTGCAGTAATTATGAAGTAATTACGAAGTTCGTGCGCAAAACTCATGTGAGGCTTGGATTTGTGTCAACATCAAGATTGTGTGACAAAAATGTCATATACTCTGTATATGGTATAAGTCCGACATCGGACCAACAAATTTGTTTGGCAGAGCTGACACACGGCTCGTAGGATCATGCATCAACCATCTTTGATGGGGGGTATGGTTCTGTGCATCGGCAATTCATTTACACTCTTAGTGTAGAAACTGCCCTATTATTTCACTACAAGTAGTGGCAACTGATGGTGTAACAGTTGTCGTAGACAAGTAACCTATTGAAACTATACATATCTTTGATATGATGGTGGAGTGATGCATGGTTTTTGTTCTCACCCACGCCATGACGTTGCAGTATACACGCAATTGCAAGCGCATGAGGCTGGGGCGCAAGGGCCACTGGGGGTGCCGGGGTACGTATACACACAGAAGCACACAGATCAGGAAAACTGGGGTGTTAACCACATTACATATATAGACATCTGTGGTCACAAAGGGTACAGGATGTGATCACAAACGATGTGGCAAATGTGTACAGTGTTATTATGGCACAATGTACTAATTATCTACATGACAATTACAATTAACTCTTGACATAGCCTATTAAGTGTGTAAAACTATGTATATAGTATATAGCAAATACCATATAAGTGATACATGTACAGTGATACACTTATATATACTATACTTACTTATAATTATACTTAAATATATATACATGTAAGTACATACGTACAGTGATTACACTTAAATGGTATAATAGGTACAGAGATATTTGCCGATAGGCGAAACATTTGTATAAATAAGTATTGACAATGGCGAAGAAATCAGTAAAACTATATACAGACAAAGTTCTTGATCAATTCTACAGTCACCTTGTAGATGGTAACCTTCAGAACTTACATATACCACACAGCGATGTCTTCTACGTAAGAACTGCAGTGGAGTCTCACTATGGTACTCCATTTACTTTAGAACATGTAGAGTGGGCCATGCGTAAAGAAGGATGGACGGACTAGCCAATGACTGTAGAGTATCGTGGAGAAACATTTAGTGGTTATAACAAACCTAAGCGTACTCCTAAGCATCCAAAGAAATCTCACGTAGTACTAGCCAAAGAAGGCACTACAATAAAGATGATACGCTTTGGTGAGCAAGGCGCAAGTACAGCAGGTAAACCCAAAGCTGGCGAATCAGATAAAATGAAAAAGAAACGTGCAAGTTTTAAAGCTCGTCATGGTAAAAATATCAAGCGTGGTAAGCTGAGTGCAGCATACTGGGCAGATAAAGTTAAATGGTAAAAGGATAGACCAATGGTAGATAAAACAAAACCTGTTGTACCTAAAAGTATGTTAACTAGAATAGTAAGGGGTATTCTTAGTATTGAAAATCTTAGCCCTAATAAGCTAAGTGCAGCATACTGGGCAGATAAAGTTAAATGGTAAAAGGAATAAACCAATGGTAGCTTCAGCTATAGCCAAAAAAATGTTAAAGAAAAATGCAACAGGAAGAACTTCTAGTGCAGCAACGGAAGCAGGAGATAAACCTTTGTCTATGTCTGTTTATCGTTCAATGACAGATAAACAACGTGCAACTACAAAATTAAATGCAAGAAGAGCTAACAACATGGGTGAGATTACCGACAAAGAGTATGACACTATTGTAGGGCGTATTGACGCAGCTAATAAAGCTGAATCACAAAGCATGACTACTAAAATGCAGCAAGGTAAAGCAGATAAAGCAGCACCACCACCCACACTAAGGGAAGCTCTACCACCCTCAAAAAGTGAAGGACCACCTGCCGCTAAAAATCCACGTGACATGTCAGCGGAAGAACTTGCAGCAAAAATAAAAGAACAAGAGGCAAGGGCTAAACCTAAAATGAAAAAGGGTGGCATGCCTAAAAAGAAAAAGCCTACAAGTAACTATGCCTATGGTGGCATGACTACTTCTAAGCCACGTACAGGTAACACAGACTATCGCAAGGGCGGTATGTTTATGAAAAAAGGTAAGAAGTAATGTCTAAAAAAATACAGACTGATCTTAATAATATGACTGACTCTGAATTTCGGGTAGCTTACAAGAAAACTAAAACGCAAGTGCGTAAGGAAATAAAGAAAAAATAGTGGGCTAACCACAGAGCCAACTTAAAGGGATATATATATCATGGCAACTACAACTCTAACTCAAGGCATCGAAGCCTATCAAACAGACATTACATTTGGTGACGGCATTGACGTAACAGGAACTACTACACTTGGTAGCTCTGTAAACAGTCTCTTCGTCAAGCACGTAGCTCACGTTACTGGTGTTACAGTTAACTCAACTGCAGGTGACTCTCCAGCTATTGGTATATTTGCACAGCCAGCAGGTACAGTAATTACAGACATTAAAATCTTTTGTGTAACTGCTCCCGTTATTGGAAGTGGTGACATTGGTTATGAAGTAGGTACGTCTTCTTCAGGCGCACAAATTGTAGCTACTCAAGCTGACGAAATCTTAGATGCAGGTACAACCGTTGTTGTAGGTAACGTAACAGTTACTGCTCTAATTCTTCAGACTCAAGACGCCACAACTGCACCAGTTTCTGTTCAGTATGCAGCGGCTGCACGTAACATCTTCTGTAACATTACTAACACAGAAAACGCTACTACAGCAGGTTCATTTACCTTTGTTATTGAATACATACAGGTAGCATAATGGTTGATCAAGCAGCATTGGTAGGAGAACACTTAGGGTGGGCTGTAGAAACTGCAGTTACCCTAGGTAATACTGCTACTACACACGTAGTTTGCACTGACGCTAAGATGGTGCTTATTGAAACAAGTCATGCTTTAGACATTGGGTTTGCAACAGCAGAGGCTGATATTACTGATAATGATATTATGCTTCCTGCTGGTGTACATACTCTTGTAGTTCCTAAAGCTATAGGCAATGCTACTATCCTAAACTATAGACGGGGTAGTGGTTCAAGTACATTAGTACGTGTAATCTTATCGTAACTTAATACTTGACATGGTGTGACATTTATGATACACTTTAAACATTCAACGACCTCGCTATTGTATAATAGAGTATGCATAGCGGGGTTGCACTAATAGCTGTATAAATTTTAACTTGAACATGGTATAACTGACTTATGACTTAGGTATCAACTAGCATAAGGAGACTATACCATGTTCAAGAATTTACTAAAGACATTACAAAAACATCAACAGAGACGAGCAGAATACTGGCAGTTAAATAACTTGACAGATGAAATGCTTAAAGACATAGGAATGACACGTGGTGAAATCAACTACAGGTTCTACAAAGAAGAAACCGAAGTCAACAGTCAATGCGGCGGGTAATTATACTCAGCCTACTAAGCGTAAGCGTATTGTTGCTTCAGTTAAAGCTGGATCAAAAGGTGGTCGGCCCGGTCAGTGGTCGGCCCGTAAAGCACAACTTGTCGCTTCTCGTTATAAAAAATCAGGTGGAGGATACACAACATGAAGGGCGTAAAGCACTATAAGAAAGATGGTACTGAACATAAGGGCGGTACTCATAAAATGCCTGACAGTTCTCTACACACAGGTAAAGTACACAGTAAGACAAGTGTAAAGTTATTTCATTATAAAGACCTAAGTAAAGCAGCAAAGGCTAAAGCAGATGGCACTAGCAAAAAGTCAAAAAAGTCTTAAGAAGTGGACTAATCAGGACTGGAGAACTAAGAGTGGTAAGCCCTCTACACAGGGGTCTAAAGCTACTGGTGAACGCTACCTTCCTGCTAAAGCTATTAAGTCTCTCTCTAGTGCTGAGTATTCTGCTTCAACCAGTGCCAAACGAAAAGGCACGGCTAAGGGCAAACAGTTTGTGGCTCAACCTAAAAAAGTTGCAGACAAAGTAAAAAGGTATAGGAAAACATAATGCCAGAGATTATTATGGAACGTGTACTAAAGTGGCAGTTAATGCCTCGTATTATGATGCTTGCAGTAACGGTACTTAGCTACCAAGCAGTTCATTGGTTTATGAGTTTACCTGATCCATCTATTCAGCAGTCTGGCCTAGTGTCAGTTTGTATGGGTGCTTTAACAGGGTGCTTTGCTGTATGGCTAGGGAATGAAAAGAAATGATAGGCCAAATCTTTGGATCACTTGTAGGTTTAGCAACAAGCGTTATTGATGGTAAGACTCAAGTTAAACTAACAGAAGCTGCTATGAAACAAAAGCAGATTACTGGTGAGATTGATTGGGACATTGCTGCTATTAAGGCTACAGAGAATAGCTGGAAAGATGAGTGGATTACATTATTGTTTTCTGTCCCATTGATCTTAGCATTTTGTGGAGAGTGGGGCAATGAGATTGTCACGGCTGGGTTTGTAGCTTTAGAAGTAATGCCTATGTGGTATCAAGTTGCCCTTGGTGGTATTGTCAGTGCATCAATAGGGATGCGTTCAGTGAGTAAGTTCTTTGGAAAAAGCTAATATCATATCCTTCCCTCAACTAAGTAACGTAATACGTTTCCCTGAGTTGAGTAGTATAGACAAGCAGTATATAGAACTAGAGCAACAACAACAAGTAATAGAAGAACAGCGTAAGCTAATAGAGGAAAGTAAGAATGGCCGATTATAAATCTAGTGGTAGACCTCAAAATAAAAAAGGTGAAGATCGTTTAGGCAAAGAGAAAATAAATGTGCGTAGGCCAAAGCCAAAAACTTCTATGGCTAATCTTAAAGAACCAAAACATCTATTACCAAATACTGTCAATAAAGGCTTAGATAATTTGTCTACTGCTGCAAGAAAAATTATAGAAGAACGTATGAGTAAAGGAAAAGTATAATGTTTAAACTATCAACACGCAGCATGAGTCGGCTTGAAGGTATCAACCCAGATATTATTACTGTAGTTGCTGAGGCAATTAAACTGACTAAGGTAGACTTTGGTGTGACATGCGGTATGCGTACCGTAGAGGAGCAGGAGAAGTTGGTTGCTAGTGGTGCCTCACAAACAATGAAGAGTAAGCACCTAGAGGGCCGTGCAGTTGATCTGGTAGCCTATGTAGGTTCTAGTGTTACATGGCAGTTGAACATGTACGATGATTTGGCTGATGCAATGGCTGCTGCTGCACGTAAGTTGAATGTTCCTGTTAAGTGGGGAGCAGCTTGGTCTGTAGGTAACATTGCTGAGTGGGATGGTACTATGGAAGATGCAATGAATAGTTATGTAGATTTACGTAGGTCACAAGGGCGCAGACCTTTTATTGATGCACCTCACTTTGAGATGATGTAAGGGATTATTAATGGCACGTAACCTAACAGAAAAACAACAGACATTTCTTAATGTTCTAATGGATGCAGCGGGTGGTGATGTTCTTACTGCTAAACGCATGGCAGGATATGCTGACAGCTACAGTACAACTGAAGTTGTTAATAGTATGAAGGAAGAAATCTTAGATGCAACTCAAAGCTATATGGCGAGGAACGCACCGAAAGCTGCTATGGCTATTGTGGGGGGTCTATATGATCCCACTGAGCTTGGCCTTAAAGATAAAGTTGCTGCTGCAAAGGAACTACTGGATCGTACTGGATTGGTTAAAACAGAGAAGCTCCAAGTAGAAGCTAAGGGTGGTGTCATGTTGATGCCAGCTAAGAATAAAGAGATGTGTGAATGTGGAGAGTCTGTAAACGAATGCATGTGTAATGACTAAGCCACTTGGTAAGTGGAAGTTACCCCAACCTACAGACGTACAAATAAATAAAGAGTGGGTGGATATTCCTAGAATAGCACGTACAATACCTTTCGGCTACGAAGTTGACCCCGACGATAGTGGCATACTAAAACCTATACCCGACGAGCTTAACAAGCTACAGCAAGCAAAGAAGTACTTAAAGCAATACTCATACAGAGAAGTTGCTAATTGGTTAAGCGCACATACGGGTAGAAGTATATCACACGTAGGGTTAATGAAACGGGTCAAACATGAGCGAAGCAGAAAACAACAAGCTACAAGCCTACGCCGATGGGCAGAATATGCGGAAGCGGCAATCGCCAAAGCGGAAACCATCGAAACGAAAAGGCTCGACTGCGAAAGTAAAGCCGAAGAAACAACTGCCTCAGTCTAATATAATTGAGCAACAGTTTATTTCACAAGTAGAAGAAGAACATAATGTTATCTTCAAACCAAATGAAGGGCCACAGACAAACTTCCTTGCAGCAGGAGAACGGGAAGTCTTGTATGGAGGAAGTGCTGGTGGGGGTAAGTCTTACGCTATGCTTGCTGATCCTTTGCGGTATATGGGTAATCCCAGCTTTAGTGGCCTACTACTGCGTCACACAACAGAAGAACTAAGAGAACTTATTAGTAAATCACAGGAAATGTATCCTAAGATTTGGCCGGGAATTAAATGGTCGGAACGTAAGATGCAGTGGACTGCACCATCAGGTGCTACACTTTGGATGAGTTATTTAGATAAGGATCAGGATGTTACTAAGTATCAAGGATTGGCATTTAGTTGGATTGGTTTCGACGAACTTACCCAATGGGCTACACCTTTTGCTTGGAATTATATGAGAAGTCGTTTGAGATCAGCAGACGTAGAACTCCCTCTTTGTATGAGAGCCACTACAAACCCCGGCGGCAGAGGACATCACTGGGTAAAGAAGATGTTTATTGATCCTGCACCTGCAGGTAAGTCATTTGTAGCTACAGACATTGATACAGGTGAGCAATTAAAGTACCCTGCAGGACACGCTAAAGCAGGTAAAGCATTATTTAAACGTAGGTTTATACCTGCAAGACTAAGAGACAATCCATACCTATCACTACAGGGTGACTATGAGGCAATGCTTTTGTCACTGCCAGAGCAACAACGTAGACAATTACTAGACGGTGATTGGGATATTAAAGAAGGCGCAGCCTTTACTGAGTTTAACCGACACACACATGTCATTGAGCCTTTTGAAATTCCTAATAACTGGGTTAAGTTTAGAGCTTGTGATTACGGTTACGGAAGTTACACAGGAGTACTATGGTTTGCGGTTAGTCCTAATGAGCAGTTGGTAGTATACAGAGAACTATATGTATCTAAAGTACTAGCTGTAGACTTAGCTGACATGGTACTTGAGTTAGAGGCTGGTGATGGTAACATGCGATACGGAGTACTTGACTCTTCCTTGTGGCATAAACGTGGAGACACTGGCCCTAGTCTAGCAGAACAAATGATTATGAGAGGGTGTCGTTGGCGTCCATCAGATAGAAGCAAAGGCTCACGTGTAGCTGGTAAGAATGAAATACACAGGCGTCTGCAGGTAGATGAATTTACAGAAGAGTCACGGTTAGTTTTCTTTAACAACTGCACAGAAACAATTACACAGCTACCTGCTATACCATTGGATAAAAAGAATCCAGAAGATGTTGATACCCATGCTGAAGATCACTTGTATGATGCATTGCGGTATGGTATAATGTCAAGGCCACGGTTTAGTATCTGGGACTTTGATAGTCGTGGCACTCCTGCAAACAGTATGCCTGTAGCAGATTCTAAATTTGGATATTAAGGAAACCTAAATGGAAGAAGATAACACATTCATTGAAGACGAGTCTATTGCGTTAGAAGACACAGAGCAATCGTCTGTAGATGATTATAAAACTAACAACATTATTCCTTACATCATGGGGCGATACAAACGTGCAGAAGACTATCGGCAACAAGATGAAGATCGTTGGTTAGATGCATACAGAAACTATCGTGGTATCTATGGACCAGAGGTGCAGTTTACTGAAGCTGAAAAGTCAAGGGTATTTATTAAAGTAACTAAAACAAAAACACTCGCCGCATACCAGCAGCTTGAGTCTATTATGTTTGCTAATAACAAGTTTCCTCTTACTGTTGATCCTACTGAATTACCAGAGGGTGTAGTTGCAGATGTACACTTTGATCCTAAAGAACCAGATCAGATTAAAGAATCAGAAGTAGATGATCCAGTAAGTCCGTATGGATTTAAGGGTGACGGTAAAGAACTAGCTGCAGGTGCTACATCTAAAACACTTGGTGAAATGCTAGGCCCACTTACAGATAAACTAAAAGACATTGATGGATTTAAGAAAGGCATAGGTATGACCCCTACTGCTATTACCTTTAGTCCTGCAATGATTGCTGCAAAGAAGATGCAGAAGAAAATACAAGATCAACTAGAAGAATCAAACGCAAG